TCGCCATCTGACTACGCCTTTACGAGCTTGTAGCCTTTGGCTTTAGCAGCAGCACGGATCGATGTAAGGGTCATTGCGCCACCACGCTTACCACCCTTTGCCATACCCTTCGCTTTCATGGCTTTGCCGCCCTTCATCATCTTCTTCTTTGCACTGCCGCCACGGGCCATGCCTTTGGCTTTCATCTTGCCACCACGCATCATGCCTTTGGCTTTCATTTTGCCGCCGCGCTTCATGCCCTTACTCTTCATCATCTTTTTCATAATCGTTCTCCGCGTAGAGGTTGTCGAATACCCGTGCCGTATCGCTGACATAATTCGGGTCTTGTTTTGAATGATGGACCCACTGACTAGGAGCGAAGTCCGGTGGGCCGTCGCCCGTCACGAACCATGCAGGGTTTGTTACCCTGACCCGGTTGTTCGGAAGAGCAACGATGTTGCCCGTCCACTTGCCAGCATCTAACAGTTCGAGTACGTGACTCTGTTTGTGTTGTGCCGGATCGTCTGCTACTTCTGTGTCCGTGTAGTCTACGGTGAAGTAATACTTAGCTGGGTAGAACTCCCCGTCGATCTTTGCAAGCCACGGACAGGGTGTGCCTCTGTTGAATACGAAGACCGAGTGATGATGTGACTGACAGTCCCACGGCTGGGCTAGGTAAGTCGGCATCGGCTCGGGCCACTCATCGAAGGGAGTGTCGCCTACGAGGGCTGTGAGCGGCATTCGCGCCCACATAGCGCCCCCGTGGACATTTTCTTCTTCGTCGCATCCTGTAAACAAGACTTGGAATGACAGGGTACGCATCGGGAGTGTCGTGACACCGATAACCATAGCGTGTAAAAATTCACCATGATATCTGTCGTGATTTGTTGTGTATTCTCTCCGTACCCACGCTTTGAAGTACGGTATATTGCTAGTAATATAGTTCATCAGGAACGCTCCTAGTGGGTTTACCCCGGCAGGGGATTCCTGCTTGTATCATAAAACAGCGAAGGTGTCAAGGGGGCCGAAACCCCCCTGACAAGTTTGTTAGGCGAACGATGCCGCCGTCTCTGCAGTACCGAGTTCTGCAATCACTGCGAACACACGTACCTTACCGTCGAATGTTGCCGTGTTGGCAATCAGGTCGATGGTGTCGGCAGCGGTGTACAGCTTTGCAGTACCGGCTGCATTGTTGATCTCGTGCCCAGTAGCAGTACCAGACAGAGCAGCAACGTAGAGATCGTCGTCTGTGTCGTCACCGAGATCAAGAACCGGCGAACCAGTCGTTGCTACGGTGAGGACTTCCACACCCGCCATGAGGACAAGAGTGTTTGCCTTCATTTCGAAAACCTCAACGGAGTCCGAAGTGGTCAGGCTAGTGGACGAGAAGTCGAGAACGACTTCGATGATCTGCGGCTTGATGCCAAGAGGGACACCAGCGACAGCACCAGTTACAGTGTAAGTAGCCATTACTAAATCTCCCTATTCTAGTCGAGGCTAACAACGCCGCGAACGATGGCTTCCGGACGCAGAACTTTGCGACCGAAGACATGCAGACCGCGAACGATGTCGCTGAAGGTTTCAGTCGAACGGACAACCTCAGTCTTCGCGATGTGCGAAGCGGTAGCCGTTGAGGACATGTGACCACCGAGAATCACGTTCTCGGAGCCGTCCGTAGCGAGGCCAGTCAGCGTTACCTGATCCGTGCCGCCGTTCGAGACAAAGGCGGTGGACTTGTAGCACTGGAAGCCAGCGATGTTGCCCAGCGACACAAGACCGTTACGCAGCGGGGAAGTCGCATCGCCAGTTACCTGAACTTCTGCGAACTTCGCACCGGCTGAGAAAAGGTGCTTGTAAAATGCTGGGGGTGCAACGAACCAGCGGTTCTCTTCCGGAACCGACTCGTTGTCGAGAGCCTCTGCCATCCTCAACATAGTGTTGATAGCGAGATCGCCGGGGCTAGAATTGCCGCCGATATCGAGGGCAGAACCGAGAGTGCCGATACCGGAGATGGTACGGGTAGCAGCACCCGACTCGCCATTGAGACCGGCGTCGGTTGCCATCGTGTCGAGTACAACAGCGTCGTACTTGCGTTTCAGGGAGAAAGCACCCGATGAGGTTGCCAGCGCCTCGAAGTTGACGTGAGACTGACGCTCTTCGATGTCGTCAATCTTGAATGCAAAGGCGTTCGCCTGATCTACGACCATAGTGGTCTGATCGTCAGCGAGGTCTTGCGGGTTTACCACCGAGCCACGAGCGTAGCTCGATACAGTGATGGTTGGTTCTTTGATGATACGAACGGTATCACCGAAGTTCTCAATTTCGCCAGCGTAGTCGGTATTCGTAATATCTTCTGCAACCGAAGCACGACGGAAGAACTTGAGAACCTTTTGGCTGAAAATTTCCGGAGTAAAGTTACCGGAAGGCAGGTTGTTGTAACCTGATGCACTATTAAAAGCCATTGGTCTTTCCTTCCTATTTTAGAGGTTTGGGTTAGTTGTTGTAGTCAATACGACCTTCGGCACGAGCCTTGTCTAGTTCTGTTTCCATTTCTTCGAACTGCCAAGGTTTCATTTTGCCGATTTCAGAGGCTTTCCAAATCCGATCGCTACCTTTTGCTTCACCAGTAATGTCACGTGCCTTGGGAGAGTTTACAGCCGCTGCAGCAGACTCACTCTTCTTGGTACGCTTCTTAGTAGAGATGCCAGCATCGATCTTGTAAAGATCAAGAACACGGGATGCCCAACGAGCGTCAGTGTTGTTTTTTAGGATGCCGTCAGAGATGTTCTCGGGTTGTTCTTCGAGCCACTGAAGAAAACGCTCATCCGTACGTAGTTCATTGAAGTCCGGATGTTTGTTTGTAAGTTCTTGGTATGCCGCCTGAACCCGTGTATTCTGTTCCTTTTCGCGGATTGTTTCGAGTTCTTTTTCCAGTTCTCCTGCACGTTCACCGGCTTTCATCGTTGCAATCGTTTCCACAACATCGTAGACATCGGGATATTGTTGCTTGAATTGTTCCAGTTCTTCAGCAGACTTGGGCAACGAGATGTTTTGTTGGCGAGTAGCTTCGGAAAGGGTCGCCGTCATTTCTTGTTCTTTTGCCTTGAACTCTGAGATTTTTGCATCGTAGTGTTTTTTGAGATCGTCGTAACGCTTCTTGTAGTCGTGTTCCGCTTTCTCTTGACCTTGTGCAAAGTTTGGTTCGGATTCTTCATCCGACGCAGATTGCTCCGCTTGTTGTTCTACAGCTTCCTCGTCGTCATCTTGGTATACCTCTTCACGGTATGCACCCTTGTAAAGAGAGTCGCTGTTGATTGTTCCAAAGGAATCGTTGGGTTTGTTGCCGCGATGGCCACGAACTTTTTTTGCCATTTTATTTACCTCATTAGCGGGGCTACTTTGGCTTGTAGGTAGCCGCTCCGGTTGTGTCAGGGCCGCATCTAGCGGGTAGCTGACGAATCAGTCAATACCGAGTTCTGTTTTAGCGTCACGGTATTTTTGTGTAGACTTAGTATTGCCAAAATGTCTCCGTACCATGTCTTCTTCGGAGTCACTCATTCCGGCTTTGTAACGAAGGTATAGCTTGCCAAGAAGAGGGTAAAACTTCTTATGATCTTCCAGAGAGATTGATCCCGTACCCAAGTTCTTGTACATGTTGATCTCTTGAGGTGTGGCCTTTCGTCCTACGGCCTTTTTGCCTCTTTCACCTGTGTACAGCTTTCCTGTTCGTCTATAATTCGTTCTGTTCCGAGCGTCTGTTGCAAACTTATCAATATAAGCTGCAAAGCCCGGATTAATCTCTTCGTTCATCTGGATACGGAGTTCGTCAGATTCTTCAAGCATAGCACTAAGAGTGTTACCCGTGATCTGCAGAGGCCCGAAGGCAGATGAAGGATTGTTCTTAGTATCTGAACGAGTGTAAAAGTACCCGTCGTTGCGATCTGTGTATCCGCGTGTTTCTACCAGCGAAATTGCACGGCCTACATTATCTATGTCAATACCGTTAATAGTGTCACGCGGGATAGGAGCATCTGGCATTTCCGGTGACGTAGCTACAAAACCCTCTGGCTTAGTATCTGTTCTGATTGGGGGGCGAAGACCTGCTGCAAGAGGAGGAATGCCAGACAGGTCTGTACCAGCGAATCCGCCCTGATTCATGGCTTGCCGACGGTCTACCTCGGCCTTGCCACCGTTATTAAGTTGTTCGAGAAATGAGTACCCAATGCGTTGGGCTTCTTCGGGTTCGATAACGTACTCGCCCTTAGACAGGGCCACGTCCATCAACCCACCTTTGCTTGCTTTTATTGTAGTCTTTTTATCTGGGTTGTCAACCCCCTTCGGTAACAGTCCAGCATTCTGTAGTTTTTCGGTGGTAGGCGCGTTCAGTACAAACGAACCCTCGCGTACCTGACGGTTCTCGTCATCGGCTACAGTCTGTGCCTTAGTGTAGTTGTCAGGAGAGCCTTCTACAAAGCCATTGCCCTGTACAGGATCGGCCTTGCCGCCTTTGCTCTTCTTTACAACGCCGCCCCTACGGTATTGATCCACGTCCATGCCATCAAACAGTTCTTCACCAAGAACGCCGCGCACAATCCGTGCAGCAGATGTCTCCATGAAGTCTTGTAATGCAGCGTAGTCTTTTTTGTTTAACTTCTTTACGCGACCTATGATGCGCTGCTGATACTTCTTCATTTCTTTAGACACAGAACAATCCTCCCTACAGCGTAGCAAACAGGCTCCCAGAACGCTCTTTCAATGCGTCCTACCGGATGTCGTTTGCCTTTCTTCTGCATCCAAATGTCTGCGGTGCGACGACGGGCGATCCCCTCCAAGATGCCACGGACAAACTTGCGGGACTTGGTAGTGCCGCCGTATCCGTATGTAACGAGGGGCTGGAAGATAGCGTGATATCCTGCCTGATACTCTGGAGCCATGTCGCGACTGTGTGCCAGCCAGATGGCTTGACGGAACGAGCCAAAGCCGTAGGCTTGGTTCATAGCCGTGCAAACAATCTTGCCTCCGCCGCCACCGCCGCCACCGCCGGAATCGTCATCGTTATCATTAGGGTCCCAGCCATCTGTATAGTTTCCGTCATCGTCCATGAAGTCGTCTTCATCGTAGTCATCACCGGGCGGATCGGGAGCAAGACCGGGTTGATCGTTGTTGTCATCATCTCCGGGGTCTGGTTGAGACGGAGGGCTTGGGTCCATTCCCGGATCACCCGGATAAAAATCATCAGGCTGAGAGACGGGAGGAGAAGTCGGAGGGGGAACGTAGGGATCATCCACACCGGGACGATAGTCTCCTGCCCCCGCATCACTCTCTGGCCCCGTAGTGCCTGTATTAGGGTCTGTATCATCATCAAAATCAGGCAGGGGGGGCTGCGGAACAGGAGTAGCAGGAGCGTCTACACCGGGGCGGAAGTCTCCCGCACCCGCATCACTCTCTGGCCCTGTAAGACCTGTGTCGGGGTCTGGAACGTCCGATCCCGGAGGAACAGCAGGGTCAACCGGAGACGGCTGATTCATGGCAAGAAGCTGTTCCGCAATTTGATTGCGTTGTTGCGGAGTTAGCCCCGGTGGCAAAACGCCCGACAGAACGTACCCTCCAAACGGCCCCGGTGACACTCCAATAATACGACCGTTAAACATGCCTACACTGTAGCCTTGTTCTCCGGCTCTCATCTTATTCTGGATGTTAGTAAGATTTTTCTTCGATAAAAATGCTCCTGCACCGATAAGAGGATTAAATCCTAGTGGGGATATAGCTGCTCCTAGTGCCTTATCCATACCCACAAATCTATCCGCTACATTTGCCCCTAATCCTGTAATATCTAGAGAGCCAGTATAGTATCTGTCTGAATCGCCACCACCAACAGAAGCACCACCGTAGAAAGAATCCGGGCTAGTAAAGTCAGGCGTAGGCCGAAATCGATCACTAATGTCCATACGCTCGTCATCATCGAATGGAGATGGTGCTTTTACAGAAGGTCGAGATACCTTCGGTGTAGTCCCCAGTAGCGCAGAGGATGCGATGTCTTTTAAAAATTGTGAAGCCACTATTCTTTCGCTCTCACCGCTGCATCATAATCAGCCTTGAGTCCCTTGATCTGTTCCAGTGAAGTTATCTTCCCCTGCAGCCGGAACACTTCCAGTTCCGACTGTGCCGCCACCAACGCCCGAAGCGTCATCTGGATTTGCTCCCGGAGGTACTCCTCCAGACTGTCCCATGCCCCCTTGTTGGTCACCAATTGGCTGACCTTGCTGGCTTGCTTCTTGTTGAGCATTGGCTAATCCCTTCAGCATTTCTGCAAATATCTGCGCCTCGTTCATGTCGTTAACAAGGCTGTCTGGGTCAATATCCTGTGCGATGGCAAGTTCGCGCATCAGATTCGGAATCTTGATGAACGGTGCCAGCATCGGATTCGATACAGTCTGCAGCAGCGTAGTAAGACGCTGACTGCGTACTTCTTTCTGCATAACGGCTGCTACACCGCGAGGCTTGATTTCTAGATCGCCCTCAATCGTAGGTGTGTCAGTATTGAACTGCATATTCCACTGAAAGTATGCCTCACCAAGTGGCTTGAGAAGCTGATCGTCAATGTTCTTGATTACCGTCTTTAGTGACAGACTTGCTCCCCCCAGCAACATAGACAGACCAGATGCGGTACGTCCTGTACCAGCTACACCCGTCTGTCCGTGCATGATGGACGGTAAGCCTGTCTCCTCATCCGCAAGCTGGCGACTGATCTGATACATCTGGATGTTCTCAGGTGCCGTGTTGGGAAACTTGAGGCCGTTGATTGCTGTGCCCGTAACACCCGACTGACGACGGAATATCTTGCCGGGGAAGATGTCCATGTTCTGTCCCGGCACAAGGCTGGCTTCATCGACATCAAACACAAGGTTGCCAGCAAGGGCGAGGTTGTCGATTGCCATACGAACGTGACCGTTCATCAGCATCTGTGCGTCTTCCATGTTTTCCGCTACGCCAACGCCCCAAATCTGGTAGGGGTTAATTTCGTACGGGAATACTTGATACGGGATGCGCGCAGGTGTAAACGGATTCAGAACGCAACGCAGCACCAGTGTGCCGCACACCCAGACGTTGACTTGTACCTGATCAAACTCATCCATCTGTTCTGCAACGTCGAGGCCAGCCTCGTTAGCCATCTTTCCGTCGAGGACGCCCCAGTATTCAAGAACTTCATAGCGATTTTCTTGGTAGTACGCTTCGGTCTCATCCTCGCGAATGGTGTCTTCGTAATACTTGTCTTCGTAGTTTGGACCTTTTGCAAGACACTCTTCGATTGCATCCTTGTAAAAGAACGGCTGTGCAATTAGTCCACGTAGCTGTTGACGATTCATACGATGGCGTTGAATTACGTACTCGCAGTCGTTTATTGTGGTTGCAGATGGATCAGGATGAAAATCCCATGTAGAAACGTATTCAATGCGCGGAACGATCTTTTCATACGGAGAGTATACGCGACCCTCTGGTCCGTTCTCCCATCTGTGAATTCGCTTGTAGTGATTAAACGGACCCTTTACAACGCCAGTTCCCAGAAGGGCTGACTCAAAAATAGAAGATCGAAGAACGTTAACAGCACTTGTGTCAAGGAGTTGATCATGGATTTGTTTCTCCATATTCAGTGCGGCCCGTTGTGCAGGGCTAATTTGAGGTTCTCCCATTAGAGCAGGTCCGGGTCTAAGGGGAGCGTTTTCGTAACGTCCCTCTAGACCACCGAGAAAGTCCATAGAAGGAGTTGCTTCAGTGGCACCAAACGGTAAGTCTCTACCGTCGCCATCAAAACCGTAAGGGTCTTCTATTACCTGATCTAAAGGTGTTTCTAAGTGTGCAAACTCCGCGATACCTTCTGGAACCGGAGTGGACTCAACAACCATCGGAAACTTTTTGTTAGCAAACAGAATGTCTACGATTTGACCGTATGCTGCCAGTC